AAGGTGTACTACCCAAACGAATTCATAGAAACACTGCTGTCATGGGACAACAACGATGAGCGCAAGAATGAATACATAAACGAAGCAAGGCGAATGGGCCTGAAGATCGTGTTGCCCGAGATCAATGTTAGCCTTGCCTCTACATGGGTTAGTGATGATAAGGGCCATTTGGCTATCCCATTCGTTGAGATCAAGGGTGTTGGTGAGAAGGCTGCACTGGCTCTCGTAGAGGAGAGAGAAGCCAATGGTCCATACAAGGACCTCGCTGATCTGGAATCTCGTATTGAGAAGCGCAAAGTCAACAAGCGTGTTCGGGAAGCATTGGTTGCCGTAAAGGCTTTCGAGGATAGGGATGAGGACATCAGCGAAGCAGAGCTTGACAGCCTGTCTGCCTATTTCACATTCAGCTTGAGTAATGATCCCGCATATCGTTATCGAAAGTGCCTCGATCGGATCGGGAAGCACTTGAGTCTTGAGAAGATTGAGGATATAAGATGGGAAGAGGTAGACAAGACCATGCGACACTACTTCGGAAAGATGTCGGTATTGCGCTTCGGTTATCGGGAGAAGGTGGTCAAAAGGACTGCCTACGATGTTAAGGGGACAAGCAGTGAGATGGGCGGTGTTTATGGCAATATCGTTGACGATACTGACTATGCTATGGTCGTGTTCGCCAATGATTTGTACAAGGAACGGAAGGAGGAGATTGAGCATTGTGAGGGGAGGTGGCTGCTCGTCAAAGCCAACCATCCGTGGAGACCGAACTCCATCAGGGCTCAAAGCGCCTGGTTTGGTGAGCAACTGCTTGCCGGAGATGTTGGGGACCTCGAATTAAAGATGAACACTGGCCCAGCTGATCCTGTCTTGTTTGACTGGGCGAGGGACGAGCTGGCTGCCTGTCGGCAATGCGAGCTTCGTGGGGAATGCTCGGCTCCAGTCAAGCCTAACATCGGTCTTATGAATGCCTCCATAATCCTTGAAGCGCCTGGTTATCAGGAGGATGCCGCAGGCTTTGGTCTTGCTGGGAAAGCCGGTGACTTGTCTTGGGGGTTGCTCGGTAAATATGGCATCACCAGGGATTTGCTGCATGTCAGCAATGTGGTTAAGTGCTACCCAAGCAAATCAAAGACACCAAAGACAAAGCACCTAAAATCCTGCTCGGTGTGGCTTGATGCTGAGCTGAGAGCAGTATATCCATACATTGTGTTGGCCTGCGGCAATAAGAGTCGTGAGTTCTTTACTGGCCAAGAATCGGGCATTACGGAGGTCAGTGGAGAGACCCATTGGAGCGACGAATACCAGTGTTGGGTTTGCTACAGCATACACCCAGCATCGGTGTTGCGAGGGAGCCAAAGCCAAGATGATCTTGAGGCAGCATTCTCAAACTTCGCAAAAAAGCTGGTGGAGATAGGCTGATAATGCTTGCTTTTGGTATAATACTCCCAGGAGATTAGCTTATGTTGATTCAAAGACAAGCCTTTGCTCGGAACGTTGCTGTAGAAAGAGTGATGAGATCATGCGCAAACCGTGGTTTGCGCAACATGATCTCACTAATACCGATTACGACGACGAGTATATATAATACGAAGTATTATATAATACGAGGAGGAGTGAGAGGTATTAGTTCTTTTTAGGGGGAGCACGAGGGGGAGATTTTTGTAGAGCACAAACTTTAACACAAAGGCTGAAACAAACGAAAGCGGGGAGAACGATTATGGGGTATGAGGAAGACGTTGTCATTGACAAGAACAACCTTGACGAAGAGTGTGTGCTTGATGCTGGCATTTATGATGCCTGGTCAAGGGCCGAGGTAGAAGCACGGAAGGTGTATGACAAAGCCAAGGACCAGCTCAAGCTTGTCGAGTTTGAGGTTGAGCTTGAGCTGAGGGGCATGACTGCCGAGGCTATAGAGCAGAAGTACAATGTCCAGTCAGTCAAGGAGGCGACCTACACGGCACTCGTCCACACAGACAGGCGTGTCCGCAGGGTGAAGGAGCAATTGCTCGCTTCCAAAGCAATCCTTGATGCTACCGAGGTGGCGAGACGGTCTTTGGAGAAGCGAGGCTCTCGCATTGACAATCTTGTTTATCTCCACGGCCAAGGCTATTTTGGCCGAGTCAAGGGGACGAATGCCAAGAACGAGGCCGTCGCAAATCTCAAGAAGAAGTACTCGGAGGCGATTGAGGAGGTGGGGTTGGGGTACACCGATGCAGAACCTGATCCTGCTGTTCCGAGACCACCTGATCCGACCGGTTCTGCTCCTGAGCGAGAGCGGCCAATAACAAAACCTAAAACCAAGAAGAAGAAGGAGGACTGATGGCAGAGAAGAAGAGCAAAAAGGACAGCGGTGCCTGGGATGAGTATGAGTCACCTTCCCAGGAGGCATTGCGTAAAGCGCAGGACAGAGTCAAGGAGGGCAAAGGCGGCTTTACGGGGAAGCCCTACCTTGATCCATCCTACAAGCTCTACATCACCCAGGATGGGGACAACCAAATCCGGATAGTTCCTCCGATAGAGGTGCGTGATCTGGGCATGTTCGGGCGAGACATTTTCATCCATCGGGGCGTGGGACCGAATCGTGAGATTTATGTTTGCCTGAAGAAGATGTGGGGGGAAGCCTGCCCACGATGCATGAAGCAGACTCCCGAGCTCTGGGAGCAGGCAAAGGTTGATGAGAAGGTGAAGGACATCGCCAAGAGCTACTTCCCCGAGTACAAGGTGCTCGTTTGGGTCATAGACAGGAAGGCTGACTCGGATGAGCTCAAGCTATTCCCTATGCCCAAGACAATAGCTGAGGAGATCCTTGTGCAGTCCAATCGGAAGGAGACCCAGGTGATGATCGATGTCGCCCACCCCACGCAGGGCAGGGACGTATACTTCACCAGGTACAAAGACAATGACTACACAAAGTACAAGGGGATCCAGATCGGCGAGACGGCGACACCGTTGCCCTCATGGGCAGCAGAGCAGCGGAAGCACTTCGATGAGGTGATAATCAAGCCTGATTTTGATGAGTTTGCGGAGGCGGAGGCTATGACTTCTCGCCAAAACCAAAGCTCGGAGGATGCTGCCGAAGCACCAAAGGTGACGGAGCAGGATGATGGCAAGGATGAGCTTGATAGGCTTGATCTTGCTGGCCTTAAGAAGCTCATCAAGGACCTCAAGCTGGAGATCAAGTTCCGGAAGGATTGGGAGGAGGATGACTATCGGACGGCGATACGGAAGGAAATCAGCCCTGAGTCTGGGGAGGATGGGGGAGCCGACGAAGCCGAATCGGATGACCAAAGACCCTTGCCCGAAGACATAGCTGACTGCTATGGTGTTGACTTTGATGAGTATGAGGAATGCGACTCTTGCCCTGAGTATTGGAGAACAAAATGCAAGGATGTTTGTGCTCAGAAGGCTTCTGAGGAGTCGGATAAGCAGTCTGCTGCTAACAAGGGCAAAGCGTCAACTCGGGAGGAGCAGGATGATGGCAAGGGTGGCTCTACGGCAAAGCCTGCAGTTGACCGGGACGCCATAATGGCGAAAATCAAGGAACGGATGGGGAAGTAGGCAATGGCTGAGAGGGAGTCTTTATCAAAGCTGAAAGACGCCATCGCCAGGCCAGTGGAGCCAGAGTACGGCCCGAAAGGATTTTACAACTCTGGCTCCACTGTCTTAAATCTTGCTGCTTCTGGCCGAGGAAGGGGCGGCGGATGGGCGAAAGGCAGGTTCGTTAATCTCGTGGGGGACGGCAGCAGCGGCAAGACACTGCTTGCGCTTGAATGCATAGCCCACGCAATGGCGAAAGATCCGAATCTCCTTGTCAGGTATGACAATGGCGAGGAGGTGATGGACTTCAACATCAGGGGGATGTTCGGTCTTCCGGAGAGTATATTCCTGGATAGACCAAGCGTAACTATTGAGGATTTTGGTCGCAATCTGAAGTCAGCGATAAGTGAGGCCAAAGGCAATCCGTTGATATATGTCCTTGATAGTCTTGATTCCATAAGTAGTGAGGATGAGATTGCTCGCTTTATGGCAAATATGGACAAGAAGGCGAAGAAGACCAAGGCTACGGACGATGATGAGGAAGACAAGAAGAAGGGCTCATACAATCTTGAGAGGCAAATCTACCTGAGCCAGTTCTTTAGGATATATGTCGTTAACAACATGAAGGACAATGTTACGCTGATCATAATAAGCCAGGTGCGAACAAACATTGGTGTTATGTTCGGCGAGAAGTTGTATCGCACGGGCGGCAAGGCTCTGGACTTCTATACGCACCAGGTGTGCTGGTTGCGGGAGAAGGAGAAGATGACACGACAACACCTGGGCCATAAGCGAGTATATGGGATAAGGGTTGCCGCCAGGATCAAGCGTAACAAGGTTGCAAAGCCTTTCCGTGAGGCGGACTTCACTATTCTCTTTGATTATGGCGTTGATGATCTCGGGAGTATGCTTGATTTCTTGTACGGTCCGAAGGCCAAGGAGATGGAGTGGGAAGGGGAGACATACACGAGAGCGACGTTGATAACGATGATCGAAGACAACGATCTCGAGGATAGGCTTCGCGAGAAGGTTGAGGAGAAATGGTATGCCATCGAAGAAGCATTTAAGCCAGACAGGAAGAGCAAATTTCCGGGGTAGCATAATGATCGTAGACTGCCACAGTCTCTGCCATGCAGCCAAGGCCGTCGGCTCAGATTGGGCTCTGTCTGGTCATAAGACGGGTGTCGTCTATATATTCATGCGGAAGCTGCTTTCTATAGCGAAGCTGGTGAGGCCGAGCAAGATAGTGTTTGCTTGGGACAGCAGCACTTCTCTCCGTAAAGGCTTGAGTGCTGAGTATAAGGCGAACCGTCACGAGGTAGACAAGACACCTCAGCAGGAGATGGTGAACCTCATTAGCTATCCCCAGTTCGACAGTCTTCGGGACGATGTACTACCACGGATAGGCTTTAACAATGTTTTTATCCAGGATGGGTATGAGGCCGATGATATAATTGCCTCCGTGGCAATCGGCGCCGATGTTGATGGACAAGATGTCGTTATTGTCTCCACAGACCAGGATTTGCTGCAGATGTTGTCAGACAGGGTGTCCATCCTGAACCACATCAGCAGGAAGGTGACTACGAGGGAGGACTTCGTTGCGGAGTGGCGGATAGAGCCGTATCTTTGGGCAAGCGTCAAGGCTATTGCTGGATGTGCTGGGGACAATGTCATCGGGTTGCGTGGGGTTGGCGAGAAGACGGCTGTAAAGTTCTTGCGTGGGGATATTGGGCCCAACTCGAAGGTATGGCGACGGATCGTTGACAATTATGACCAAATAGCAAAGAACTTGCACCTTGTTCTCCTCCCATTTGAGGGGACGAGGGAGTTCCGTCTCCGTGAGGATCGCATAAACAAAAACGAGCTGTTGGCGGTGTTTAATGAGTACAATATGCCGTCATTCCTTGGCAGTATTGGGGAGTGGGATGACATCATTCAAAGGTAAAGAGGCATCTCTCGAGCTTGGCAGCAAGAGGCTGTTGGGTGGCGAAGAGGTTGACATGGAGGACGCCTGGTCTGATTTGGGCGGGATTCCCTTGAGTGACGTCAACGATATGGCTCAGAGGATTGAGCGCACCCCATTGGCTCGGGATTTGCCTCTCACTCCGATCCAGGAGGTCCTTATGGGGCACATTTCTGGCGATGAAGTGTTCCCTCTTGGCGGATTGGTTGGCAGTGAGCGGAATGGGTCAGAGATCGCCCTCAGCTTCTCGGTTGCCGACCAGGCGATGGAGGACTTTGCCAGAGCTGTGGCTGGGATGGCTGATGCTGTGGGCAGGACTCGCCAACGGATCGGCTGTATCGATATGGGGGAGGATATGAGGGACATTACGACCAAAGAGCAGGTGAAGAAGAAGGCAGTGGCAGACGCATTCTCCCAAAGGGTGTTTGAGGAGAAGCGCCATTTTGCAATATTCTGCAGCTTGCTTGGGAGCAGGCTCGGTTGGTCACAAAGAGATATCGGCAAATGGTTTGGGAAACAAGCCTTTGCGAGGATGGCGCACGATATGACACGCCTTGAGCTGAAGGCATTGGTTGCCTTTATGGAGGAGATTGCTGATTGCTTCCCCCAGAATGACCAGTTCCTCTTGTATAGGAATATGTCTGTTTCTGCAGTGGGTAGGTGGAATCTGCCTAAGAGGCTGAGGGAGATCAACCGATTTAGTGAGGTTGTTGAGATAGCCATCAAGGAACCCAATGTTCTGGGGAGAGAGTACGCTATGCTGCGTGCCTTTGACATGAGTGACTGGCCTGATGAGTTATCGGCAAAGATGTATGCCAGGGCGGTTTGCCGGGACGTGCTGTATAGGCTTCGGAGGCTTATGCAAGCCGAAGATGAGGATAGGGGCAGGGCATTCAGGGAATTGGGCTCTGAAGATAGTAGTTCTGGTAAGAGGGTTGTTAGGAAGCTTGATATATAGCACGGAGGTAGCTGATGGCTGCAAGAGTTCAGAAGCACCATATCACCTATAAGCCTGTGGAGTGGGAAGTTGAGCTCAAGATGAGCTGGCATAGGGTGATTTCCCGGATACAGATAACAAGGGCAACACCGGAGCAGTATAGGCTTCTCATAAACTTCATTCATTCTTTGACTCACGAGTGTAACAGGATGAGGAAGGAACTTGACACGGGCCTTGATTTGAGGGATATTAAGGGGAAGCCGCCAAAGCGGGAGAAGATTCCGATTGTGCCCAAAGGCAAGGATAGGGGAGGAGACGAATGAGGGCAAAGATTGGCAAGAAGTATGAGATAGAAACAGACTTGACAAGCGGATATACCCTGTGGAAGATTGGCAAGGCTGGTAAAGATTCTAAGAATCCTGGCGAAGAGACCAGGAGGGTGATTGGGCATTATTCTGATATTGAGCAGCTGTTGAAGGCATTCCCCAATAGAGCAATAATAGCATCGGAGGCGGAGAGCCTGTCCGAAGCGATAGCTGAGGTTCGGGAGTTGGGCGATGATCTCCGTAGAGCTATCAATGTGAAGAGAGGTCGGTGATGTATGATTCCCTGATGGAGAACCGAGTCAGGCAGGTAGTGTTTGTCTTGGAAGACGGATCTACGATCAGTTTGCCGGGGCATGTTGTGTCCTTGACAACCTTGACAACGAGCTCCCAGAGGGCTGATGTGTCGGTGCTTGGCAGCATACATCATGAGTTTGTTACGACCGGCCCCATGGAGATGGATATAAGGGTGGTTGCGACTGGGGAGATGACGATGTATGCTGCTGGTGTCAATCCCAACCTCGGCGGGACAAATGGTGTTGGCGAGAAGGTTGATGCCGAGAGGCTTAGGAGGATGTTGGACGTATGAGCTGCTTTTGCTGGCTTATGGGAGCTGGTCCCTATGTCGTCCGATTTAAGCGTGCGGTATCGTATATCTGGTACGGTCGTACTTGGGTGATACCATCATCGTGCCGGTATCGGAGATTAGGAGCACGCACCCTTGCGAAAATAGCTATAGACGAGGTTATGGTCAGGAGGTTGGCTTGATTCGGTCAATAAGAATACAAAACTTTCAAAGCCACAAAGACACCACTATCAACCTGGTTGATGGGATGAATGTGATCGCCGGGAGCAGTGAGAGCGGGAAGTCTTCTGTCATCAGGGCAATAGAGTGGGTGCGTACCAACAGGCCTGTCGGTCTCGGATATCTGCGGGATGGCTCTGATGGCCCCATAGCTGTGACTATAACATTCGGGGACGGCCGATATATTGAGCGCATACGCAGCAAGTCGATAAACAAGTATGTGTTGGGAGGGAACGAGGGCATAACTGAGACATTTGATTCGGTGGGGACGGACGTTCCTGCCAGAGTCCTGGATTTGCTTGCCTTTGATGAGCACAATACCAGCTCCCAATTCGGCAAGATGTATCTCGTACAGTCATCCCCGCCAGCTGCGGCAAGGACGATCAATAAACTGGTGGGCTTTGACTCTCTTGGTGTTGCGGCAGGTATTGCAAGCTCTGAGATCCAATCTATGTCCAAAGAAGCCAATGAGGCCGAGGCAGAGATCGAACGATCAAAGGAGAGGCTCAAGCTATACGACGGACTTGATGATGTTGGCGTCTTGCTCGACCAAGCTGGCTATCTGGCCGCTGATGCGGATACCGTCCGATCCTATGCCGATAGATTACAGCACCAAGTAGAGGTAGGGGAGAAGGTAGAGGGCATTGCTAAAATCGGAGATAAGGAGCTCAAGGCCGATATAGAGCCTCTTGTCTCAAGGTGCTCGGATATCTCCTTGTTGCTCAAGGAACTAAGGTGGAACATCGGTCGCCTGGACACCGATATAGAGGTGTTGGAGGGATCGGCAAAGAGGGTTGACTACGAATCACTGGCCACAATAGACGACCTCATAGAGTCTTGCGATTCTGCGGCTGCTAATCTGTACCTTATGTTGAGGGACATTGATCTGCTCGGATCCAGGATTGAGCAAGTGGGAGCAAAGCATGGGGAGTGGGAGGGAGCAAAGGCGCAGCTTGATGGGGTGATAGGTATGGCAAGGGATGCTGCGAGCAAGCTGGATGCCTGCCCTCTTTGCAATGGTGAGCCGATCGGCGATTGTCCCGATGGCATTATAAACTGGGTTCTTGGAGGTAGTTGATGGTTGATCTTTATCATAACGCTATCGTTGTGGCAGATACTCACCTTACATCTAAGCGACCGGCGGTCCGCAAGGATGACTATGTGCTGGCGCAGCTGAGCAAGATGCAACAAATATTCGAGCTTGCATGGGAGCGGAGCGGTGGGTTGATCCTGCATTGCGGAGATCTCACGGACAAGCCAAGGCTTGACATCGGTATGTTGCTTGACCTTATATCTTTTGCCCGAAGGTATGGTGCGCAGATATACACAGTATTTGGGCAGCATGATCTCTCATATCGCCAAAGATCTAACACGGTACTGGCTTTGCTCGATTACATTGGTGTGGTGACAATTCTCGGCCCAAAGCCTGTGGCCCTTGATCATGGCATTGATCTGTACGGCTGGAGCTTTGATGAGGCTGAGTATCCCACAATAGTAGACCACGACAAAACAAATATCCTTGTCATGCATCGGCTCGTGTCGGACAGACCTGAGTTCCCTGGCCATAAGGGATTCTTGACGCCAAATATGCTGTTCGGTTTGGGATTTGATTTCGTTTTTGCTGGTGACAATCACAGAACATTCTTCGAGGTTCGTGGGGGTCGGTCCGTTGTCAGTCCTGGTTCCATGGTTCGGAAGTCAGTAGATCAAATCAACCATCAGCCCTCGGTATTTGATGCCGATATTAGGAGTGGGGCAATAGAGCAGATCAAGCTCAATGTTGAGCAGGACGTGTTCGGCTACACCTCATTGGATATCGGTATAAAGAAGGGCAAGGAGAAGATGAAGTTCCCTGAAATACTGTCCAGGCATAAGGCTGGTAGTAGTGTTTCTGTGGAGCAAGCCATCGAGAGTGCAGCAACGAAGGGGACGGACCCCAAGGTGATGGCCAAGGTATGGGAACTTCTCGAGAGAGCAAAGGGGGAGCACGATGGCGTACGATGATGCCTTGGAGGAGTTCAAGAGCCTGCGTGACAAGGCGAGCAAGATACGGAAGGATGTCGATAAGGCTTCTGCGCAATACGAGATGGTTATGGCCAACATCAAGGAGGATTTTGGTGTTGATTCCATAAAGGCAGCCAAGAAGTTGCTCGATGACAAGCGCAAAGAGGCGGAGAAGCTTGAGGCTGACCTCGAGGAGAATGTTGCTTTGCTGAGGGAGGCCATCGATGTCTTTGAAAGATCTTAGGACGAGGTATGACCGACTGCAGCAGGTGGCGCAAACCATAGGCGATGACATTGTTGCTAATGAGCGCAGATTGCAGCAGCTATCCCGAGACAAGGAGGAGCTCAAGTCTGCGAGGGCGATAATAAACGATGCCCAGGACTCACTGGTATCATCTGTTGAGGTTGATCTGAATTATCTCGTTAATGCTGCCATTAGGGATATATTCCCTGATAGGGCTGATCGTTTTAGTGCAACCTTCCGAGGGCAATCCGATAAGCTGGTGTTAGACCTTGAGATGATGCGCAACGATCGGCCCATCCCAATAGTAGGAGGGAGGGGTGGTGGTCTGGTTAACACCGTTGAGGTTGCCTTGCGCTTTGTTGCTCTATCACTGTCAAATAGTCGGAGCACCCTTGTCCTCGATCAGCCTTTCAGTGACCTGAGCGAGGATAGGCACAAGGTGTGCGGTGAATTCATATCCCAGCTATGCGACATCCTTGAGATACAGTTGCTAAGTGTATCCCATCAAAGCGAGTTCCGTGAGGCTGCTGATATGGTGGTAGAGCTGGAGTTAGATCGGGATGAGATCACCAGGATAGCAGGTCAAGCTATAGAAAGGGAGGCATTAATCTGAGATGGGAGAGAGCACTATGGAGTACAGATTTGAGAGAAGCACTAAGGACGGAACCAGCATGGAGTTGTTTGTATCGGGGACTGTGCAAGAGGTTATGATGATCCTCACACTGTTGTCGAGACAGACTGCCGGGAGGTCTTCTCCCGCACCAACAAAGGAGGAGGTGGAGGCGGCAAGGAAGAAATTTGCCGAGTCGCTACATGGGGTCCCCGGGATGTTCGATGATGCCGACATGTCCGGAGATACAAAGGCTAAAACAAGCAAGGGGAAGAAAGGGAGGAAGGATGATGGCTGAAGCAAAGGATAAGAGTGCGATCGAGCCCATCAGCCGAGAATTGGTTGAGTGGCATTTGGAGCAACTGGTCGGTGATAATGGTCGTGATGCGATGATCATTGTGGATAACGATGATAAGCAGATGGTTTTCTGCGCTCGTTGCTCGGGGGATTCTCTGGCGGCTGCTTGTCTCGGCATGGCGAAGAATTTGTCTGCCAACTTGAAGTTGACAGTGGTGAATGAACTTATGATTGATCTAATTAAGACTAATACGAGCTTGCCTGACGGGATTGCCGAAGAGTTGGAGGGCCTGATCCGGAGTGTTTCTGGATCCTCTTTGTCGGTTGATTCTGAGGATCACTCTGACGGCTATGCTGGGGGGCGAGCAGGTGCTTAGATCTCTGGTGTTGCTACTGCTTTCTGCACTCATTGGGGTTGCGATAGCTATGTCGATGAGTGCCCTGATAGAGTTGGAGCGGGAGCCAGTTTCCGAACAACTCCCTGCCATCGATCCTGATGGGGATCGCCAATTGCATGGCAGGGAGTTGTTCTATTCTGATTCTGATGGGTAGGTTGGGTTAACGAGTTGCCGGTGGTGGCGGAATTGGTAGACGCTATTATCTGAGATCCCGGATGTGAGCATCGTTCGAGTCACCTGCGTAGATCATGGTTGTATAGGTCCGGGACATTTGCGGGTTCGAGTCCTGCCCACCGGCACAACCCAAAGGATAGGGAGCATGGCGAAGAGGGCGAAGATTAAACACAAGAGGTGTGAGGATGGGGGTGATGAAGGGTTGTAACGATCATGGGTGTTTGGTCGCAAAGCCTGCCGGTATGGGAACAAATGGCGGATGCCGATGTCCGGTTTGGAAGTTGCATGCGACGATAGCCAGGGTCCGAGCCGACAATGAGCGTCTCAAGGCTGAGATGGATGAGGCAGAGAAAACCCTCCTGTTGGAGAACAGATTGTTTGAGGAGAACGAGCGTTTTAAGGGATTGCTCAAGAAGATACAATCTGCCGGCGTCTGGTATCATTCTGCTTTTGAGATCGATATATGCGAGAAGGATCCTGACACAGGGGAGCACTGGGACGGCGAGAAGCTCGGGGAAGAGATCAGGAGGGCACTTGAAGAATAGACCAGGTATATCTTGGGGACCTGATCTCCGTATCAACCTGCTCCGCTCATCCGCTGGGTGGCTTGCTGTCTACTATGACAGTGAGTTGTCCAGTCCTGAGATCATTCGGATCTTCCAACCAAAGAGCACATTCGATTACCACCAGATGATGCAGTCCTTGGCGTTCTATAACTATCACACCTGCAGGCTATGTCCGGTGGTGAAGGCAGACATCGATGCCACCTCGTAGCAAAAGACCACTCCCCGCAAAGCATCCGGCCATACAAACCTACCACGGCTAAAAAATTTTAGCATCCTATTAAAAAAATCCTTTACTTTTAATAAACCAGCTATTATAGTTCTTATAGGACCAATATATTCAGGAGTTTGAATAGATATGTACAGGTTAAGCCTGAATTCAAAGTATATAAACAACAATCTTGGGGAATACAATGGCAAACTACACCCCAAGCTTGCCTATGAGATATGCGCCCAAACTGGGGCTACGGATGAGAAGCTTGCTCGCATATTTCGTGTTGACCCAACGAGGGTGGAGGCATGGAAATCACGCTTCCCAGTATTCGGCAAAGCCGTCCGCAAAGGGAGGGATGAGTATGACACAAGAGAGGTGGAGTCAGCCATCCTTAAGAGGGCAAAGGGATATCAATACAAAGAAACGAAAACAGAGCGCATATTTGTGAGGCGCAAAGTTGAGGGTGGCAATGGCAAGAAGGGCAAGTATGAGATGGTGCCTGGCGTAAAGGTGACCGAAACACTCAAAACCCTACCTCCTGATGTCGGTGCTGCCCAATGGTGGCTTGAAATACGCAACCCGGAGCGATGGCCATCAAGAGCATTGAAGGTTGAGAAGACCGAGCACAAGGAGCTCACTGTTAGGTTCGGTGTGGAGCAACTCAAGGAACTTGATGAGGGTGAGCTCAAAATACTCAAGCAAGTCAGCGATCGTTTGGCGGTTATTGAAGCTGAGGAAGAAGAGGGGTTTGATGTAGATGCAGCAATCGAGCAGCGATCTGAGAATGCCCGACGGCTTCTTGATAGACTTGGCTCTTGCGGAGAAGACGCTTCGTGAGTATGTCAAGCAAGCCTGGCATGTAGTAGAGCCCACCACTGATTATATTCATGGCTGGCATATAGATGCTATTTGCGAGCACCTCGAAGCTGTCACTCTTGGCCAAATAACTCGCCTTATAATCAACATCCCCCCAAGACACATGAAGTCCCTTCTCGTTGGTGTCCTTTGGCCAACCTGGGAGTGGGGACCATTCGGTATGCCGCACACAAGGTGGCTCGTATCCAGCTATGCCGACACACTATCCACTCGTGATTCCCTCAAATGTAGACGACTGATTGATGGTCCTTGGTACCAACAGAGGTGGGGTGACAGATTCACTCTAACCACTGACCAGAACCAGAAGACAAGATTCGAGAATGATAAGACAGGATATAGGATCAGCACCAGTGTAAGGGGGATAGGGACGGGAGAAGGTGGGGATCGCATTGTTGTAGACGACCCACATAACGTGATGAAGGGGGAGTCGGAGCTCGACCGATTGAATACACTGTCATGGTGGGACGAGTCAATGTCCACTCGTGTAAATAACCCAGACACATCAGCCAAAATAATCATACAGCAAAGAGTGCACGAGAGGGATTTGACTGGGCACTGTATTGCTAAGGAACTTGACTATGTCCACCTTTGCCTACCAGCAAGGTATGAACCCAAACACCCACACCCACCGAAGACCACTCTGAGGTTTGCAGACAGGCGGACAAAGGAGGGGGAGCCCTTGTGGCCTGGGTTGTATCATGATGTGGCGTTGTCAAGACTCGAAGCTGAGATGACCGAGTATGCTAAGGCGGGCCAGTTACAGCAAAGACCAGCGCCAAGAGGCGGAGGTTTGTTTGAAGTGGATCAGTTTAAACTCATTGATACCATGCCTCCGCCGCAGAACATTGTGGCTTCTGTTCGGTATTGGGACAAGGCTGCCACCGAAGGCGGAGGAGCCAATACTGCCGGTGTTCTTATGCATCGCACGATACAAGGCAGATATATAATCGAGGATTGCAAGACAGGGCAGTGGGGAGCAACGAAGCGAAATGCCAAGATGAAGCACACAGCTGAGGTGGATGGATATGAGGTTGTGATCTGGACAGAGCAGGAACCGGGTAGTGGTGGCAAAGAGTCAGCTGAGGCCACTGTAAGGGATTTGGCAGGATATCGTGTGTATCCCGATAGGGTGACTGGTAGCAAGGAGGTTCGGGCAGAACCTTATTCTATACAAGTGAATGCCGGGAATGTGATGCTGGTAAAGGGCGAATGGGTGCGGAAATTCCTTGATGAGCACGAGTTATTTCCGAGGGGGAGCAAGAAGGATCAGGTAGATGCTGCTGCTGGTGCTTTCAATAAACTTGTTGGCAGGAAGGTGGCGGGATCGTTGTTAGGGGGAGGCAAATGACAGATAGTCCGGAGAAACTCCAGGCACTGAGTGAGCTGCTCGCAAGACATCGTTTGGCGTCGTATTTGGGGAGCGGCTATGGTGGGGATAGGGATATCTATAAGTCACTCGGCTATCCCACAGAACTCACATTTCAAGACTACCTTGCCCAGTATGCTCGCCAGGACATAGCTCGTGCCGTCATCAAAAGACCAGTGCAAACCACTTGGAAGGGTGGGGTGCGTATCTTTGAGGCAGAAGATGATGAGGACACTGATCTCGAGAAGGTATGGGATGAGATGTTCAAGAGGTTGGGCCTGCATTCAAAGCTTGCTCGGCTTGATCGGATGACAGGGTTGGGTGAGTATGGGGTGCTGTTGCTCGGCTTCAACGATGTTGATGTCAAGGAGAAGTTCCGAGAGGAGCCATCTGGCAGGAACCTGGAGTTGCTGTATGTCAAGCCTTTCGGACAGGGAAGTGTTGAAATTAAGGACTTCGAGAAGGATCCCAATAATGAAAGGTATGGGTTGCCGCTTCTATACCAAATAACGACAAGGCAACCTGGGGGTGGTGGCGAGCAGCAGCTACATGTGCACTATGAGCGTGTTATCCATGTCGTTAACGAGCTTCTTGAGTCAGAGGTTGAGTCGGAGCCACGGCTGCAGGGTGTCTTTAATAGGCTCAAAGATCTTGAGAAGCTCGTTGGCGGTAGTGCTGAGATGTTTTGGCGTGGGGCGAGGCCGGGATATACAGGCAAGGCGGACGAAGGGTATGAGTTCACACCGACATCAAAGACCGAGTTAGAGACGGAGATCAAGGAGTATGAGCACGATTTGCGCCGGTTCCTTCTGACATCCGGTGTCAATGTTCAATCGCTTGCTCCGCAGGTATCTGACCCAACCTCCCATATAGAAGCCCAACTAAAAATGATCTCGGCAGAGACTGGCATCCCTATGCGAATCCTGGTCGGCAGTGAGCGTGGTGAGTTGGCGAGCAGCCAAGACCAGAATGCTTGGTATGACCAAATAACGGCTCGTCGGGAGGAGTATGCCGAACCGATAATCCTTGAGCCCTTTGCGGAGCGTTGTATCAAATATGGTGTGCTGCCGAAGCCAAAAAGCAAGTTGGACGGATATAGCTGGCAATGGGTTGAGCTATACTCCCAGTCAACACAGGATAAGGTGAATGTGGGCAAATCAAGGGCTGAGGCGCTCGCAACATACTCAAGCGCTATGGGTGCTGAGGAGATTGTGCCGCACGAAGCGTTCTTCCAGTTCTTTCTTGGCCTTGAGCAGGAGGAGATCGAGCAGATTCAGGCACAAAGGGCGGAGGCTGCGAAGGAGGAGGAGGACGAGATTGCGGAGGCTGAGAGGGAGGCTGAGAGGCTTGCAAAGGAACAGGGGATAGATCCCGACCAGATGCCGCAGCAACCGGGACAACAGCAACCGGGACAACAGCAACCAGTAGGAGCAAACCTCGCTACACTCTTTGAGAGGAGTCGTGATGAGCTTGGTCGCTTTGCGCCAGAAGGTGGCGGCTCATCCTTTGACACCGACAAGGGCTGGGTTGGTCCTGATGGCGAACCGTTGTCGGAGACTGACCAAAAGCGAATGGCGGAGCACAATGTCCCCAAGGCTTGGTCGGATGTTCGCTTAAATGATGACCCAACAGCACCTCGGCAGGTCATAGGGAAGGACAGCAAAGGGCGAGTTCAGTCAAGGTACAGCAAGGAGCACCAGCGAGCTGCAGAGGTTGAGAAATACGCACGGGTGAAGCAGCTCAATGAGAACATAGACACAATAAGGGATGGCGCCAAGTCGGAGATGGCGGACGAGACACTGACAGCAAGGGATAGGGACAGTGCTGCCTGCGTCGCTCTTATTACTGAAACTGGTATGAGGCCGGGTTCGCTCAAAGACACAGGCGCTGAGCACCAGGCGTATGGGGCAACTACCTTAGAAGGTCGGCATATCGAGAGCATTGATGGGGATACCGTGACGGTGAAGTATGTCGGTGGCAAGGCTGGTGGCCAGGAGCGTGTGACGTCTTTCCAGGATAGGGATTTGGCCGAATACATCTCGAGCAAGGATGTTGGCCCAAATGATAGATTGTTTGATGTGTCGAATGACTCTGTTCGTGATGCTATGGGTCGCAATGGGGGTGATGGCTTCAAAGTCAAGGATATACGGACTTGGAAGGGGACGACGACAGCAGCAAGCAAGGTGAGCGAGATGACGGCACCTAAGAATAAGAAGGAGTTCGCAAAGTCAGTGAGGGAGGTCGCAGACACTGTTGCTGCACAACTTGGGAACACAAGGGCGGTTGCTTTGAGCAGTTATATCAATCCGGAGGTCTTCCATGAGTGGGAGGCTGCCATTGACGGGTAGGGGTGACAATGAGTGACGAAAAGGCAAGAATGGACGAGTTCTTTGAGGTGACGTCCTATGACGAGCTGCCTGAGTTGGAGAAGCCGAAATCATCCGATGAGGTTGTTGAGGATGATGGGGATGACGAGGAGATCGACGAGGCGGAGGTGATGAAGGCACAGTTCCCTTTCCTCACTGATGATGACTTGGGCGATGATCCAGAGACCACTGAGGGTGGTGACGATCCCACCATCAATAATCCATACGCTGCTGTGCAGCCTCGTGATGAGGGTGGTCGCTTTTCGGAGACTGGTGGGCCTGGGAGCTTGACAGCTGTTGCGACAGGGAGGGCGTCGCTGTTGCCCAATGATCGCAAGGAGGCTGGTAAGGTATTCCAGGAGCAGCAGGAGGAGCGAGGCTCCCCATTTGGGCTCGGTGGGGACGATCCAACTCCCGATGAGAAGGGGTTGACTATGGGAGCGACCGATAGCATTCTGGATTGGGATCTCGAGCAAGGGTTGAGCTCCTATAGTTCTGAGAATTATGCGGAGCTCAATCCTGCCTTGCGTAGTGGTGCCGCCATTGCCGACGACATCGAAGTTGGCGGCATCGGCGCCGAGAGTGCTGATTGGATGGCTGATTCCATAAGCGACATTGATGAGGCTATGACCCACAGTCGGATTGAGGAGCCCATCCGAACATACCGAGTTATGGACAGGAGTGTCATTCAAGAGCTCGGTGCGGACAAGGTTGGCGCAAGATATCAGGATGATGCATTCTGCTCAACAGCTGCAGATAAGGATGGCGCTTATGCATTCATGGATACCTCTGTCGACTATATGGATGATCCTGTGATGATGGAGGTGCTCGTTGAGCCTGGGGTGGGGGCGATCGATATGACCCCATTCTCTGAGTATCCTGATGAGCACGAGATCCTACTTGACAGGGGATTGCAGTTTGAAGTTGTTGAGTCAACAGGCAAGAAAGTGGTGGTGCGGGTGGTGGACCAAGACAAATCGGTTGGCGACGATGCCCTTGATGTGCTTCGGACACTCGGCACTTAACATACTTTGGGACTTTGGGGGGACGATGACAATAAGCGAAGAAACAGCAAAGCACATGGCAGAGAAGATGTCCTACAAGGCGGACTCTAAGCCAAGATCTATTGAGGGTGGTGATGAGGGTGTGGCTGCGGCGATTGGGCTAAACCTCAAGCTGTCGATCGACCACTTTGATAGACTGAGGTCTGATCCAGAGACCACTGAGGGCGGTGACGAGGCGGCAGAAGATGATTGAGGGAGCGATTATCTGGGATTTAAGGTGCTGCTCGGGGGTGGTCATACTACCCTACTTGGGTGCATACGGAGTCGTCCTGGAGTCGGACGTTAGGGATGCTAATCGGCGCCGAAAAGGTGATAGACGAGGTAGGTATGCGACCATTTACGCCATCTGGTAGCCAATTCGCTATTGATCTGTTGGCGATGTTCAATATTGACGCTACAAGAGTGTCAGAGTTCACATTGCGCATGGCTGTAGGTGAGGCGGCAACAATCACCTGCACCTTCTATGCCGATGATCCTGGCGATGAGCAGGTCACAAAGCGTTATGTGTTCATGCCTGTTGAGGTGGTTGAGGTTGGTGCAACTGAGGGAGTTGAGCGAGATGGGTGACAGCCTGACGATAGCCAATGTCCGGGAGGGGAGGCGAGACCCTACCAACACATTGGGGTTGCGGAGGCGCTTCGGCGCAGAAATGTATAAGCGATTCCGTGAGCTCAAAGGTGTCATACGCAAGGCTATAATCCAGGATGATGTCTTTGGGCTCAAGCATAACAGTGTTACGACCCAACAGCTATCTTCACCAGGGGCAAGGAGATTTGCCTTCTCGAGGAGCCAGCAAAAGGCTGAGGGATTTATGGATTGGTTGCGCCATCAGCAGGAAAGGGGCATCCTTGAGGTGACTCGGATGGAGCAAATGGGGATGCCTGTAGAGGAGCATTGGTCGGGCATGTACGTCAAGTCAGCATATAGGAAGGGACTTGACAGGGGACATACCGAACTACGAAGGGCAGGCCACAATGTGCCAACAATAGATGAGCTCGGTGGCATAGATGCAGTGTTCCACCACCCTCAGCACCTTGATCGGGCAGGGTCGGCATACACGAGGGTATTCAGTGAGCTTCGTGGTGTTACGGAGGCAATGGACCAGCAGATCAGCCGCAAGCTTGCTGAGGGGTTGACGCAGGGTTGGGGACCTGGCAAGATGGCGAAGGAGATCAATGGTCGGGTTGATTCCATAGGGCTCAATAGGGCAAGGACGATCGCCAGGACAGAGACAATACGAGCGCACCACTCGGCAATGGTGCAAGAATACAGGAATTGGGGTGCGGTAGGTGTTCGGGTGAAGGCTGAGTGGAAGACTGCCAACTACCCTGTTGGCTTTGGGCCACTGATGGTTTGCCCAGACTGTGCTGCGCTGGAGGGGCGAGTATACACCCTTGAGGAGATTGAAGCCTTGATACCTCTGCACCCCAATTGTCGGTGTATAGCCTTACCACTCGATGTGACAGATGAGGAGGAGGAATGATGGCTGATGTTTTTAGCACCCATACGCAAGGGTATGTGCTGAGAGAGGAGCAGTTCCAGGGCAAGAAGCATATAGTTGCCCCTGTGATCCTCATGACACCTGGCGTACACAATGGGAGCAATGGTCCTGTTCTATATACCGAGGAGGAGCTGGCGAAATATGCTTCTTCTTGGAATGGGAGGCCTGTGCCGGTGCTCCATCCCGAAAATGATGAGGGGGTGCCAGTATCTTGCAACACTCCTGAGATCATAGATAATCAAACCGTTGGTTGGCTCTTTAACACCAGATTTGAGGGAGGGAAGCTTCGGGGCGAGATCTGGGTGGACGAGGCGAAGGCGCAATCAGTGTCGCCTTTGGTGATGGAAGCTCTGAGATACCAACGACCTATGGAGGTTTCGACAGGGTTGTTCTCAGATTTTGAGCCTGTTCAGGGCACCTACAATGAAGAGCAGTACGCTGCAGTTGCTCGAAACATTCGGCCAGACCACCTTGCCCTACTGCCTGGCGGCAAGGGTGCATGTTCTTGGGAGGATGGCTGCGGTGTGCGTGCTAACAAGGAAGGAGGTGGTGGTGTGACGAAGGTGTATGCGCCGCAGAACTTTCTGAGCAATGCGGCGGAAATCGGCTATCAACAGCTCGTTGATGCCGTCAGGAGCAAGTTGGACTCTATGGACACCGACTTCTCCTCACACTGGTTGGAGGAGGTGTATGATGATCAAGTCATATTCCGGGTCAGTGGACGAGGTATCCCTGGGCCAGGTGAGCCTGGTGGGGAAAGGTTCTACAAGGTTGGCTACCAGGTTGGTGAGGATGGCGCCATCACCTTGTCCGGTGATCCCAAGCAGATTGTGAGGGAGGTCACCTACAAGGAGGTGGATGTTGGTTCTGGAGGTGGGGCACCGGAAGAGCCGGAAGCACCGACAGAGAACAGAAGTAATGGCAAAGGAAAAGGAGATGATGGAATGAAACTGGTTGATGAGCTTATTAGCAGCAATGCTACGCAGTTTGAGGAGGGTGACCGGGAATGGCTGGATACCCTCTCCGAATGCCAGCTGAAGAAGTTGGCGCCTGTGGAGCAGGCACAACCGACAGGGAACACTGAGCAGGCTGTCGCTATTCTTCGTGAGCAGATGAAGAAGCCTGAGGAGTTCCTTTCTGTCCTTCCTGATGAATACCGGGACCAGTTTGAGAGTGGTCTCGCCCTTCATCGGAAGCAGCGGAAGGACCTTGTCGATGGCATCATGGCAAATTCCGAGTTCACCGAGGAGCAGCTGGCTCCGAAGGGGATGGGGGAGCTCAATATCCTCCACAAGGCGATCGTGAAGCCCAAGGTGAGCTACGTCGGGATGGGCGATGGGTTTAACACAAATGCTGGCGAGGAGGCTGATGTCCTCCCTCCAGCTGGCATCGAGTTCGACGTGAAGGAGGTGAACTAAATGGCGAACGCAATTCGACTGAAGAACTACCTGAACATCGAAGAGTGGTATGAGGCAGACGAGGCGGGGATCAGGCCCGGCATGCTTCTGGAGTACTCTGACGATGGCGAGGTAAAGAAGCATGGGACTGCCGACAATGATGTGATCCCCATGCTCGCTTTGACCGATCGCCTGCAGGGGAAGGGCATCAACGAGGCCTATGCCAATGGGAGTCCTGTCCAGTGCTGGATCCCGCAGCCTGGCGACCAGGCATACATGATTCTGGCTGATGGTCAGGATATCTCCGTTGGTGCATACCTGCAGTCCAATGGGGACGGCACATTGAAAGCCGTCACATCTGGCGGTGTGGCCTTCTGCCAGGCACTGGAAGCGGTTGATCTGTCCGGCTCAAGCGGTGAGCTTGATGAGGACAGCGACCTTGGCTACAATTCGCGAATCAAGGTCCGCATTACTGGGACCCAAAGGTCTGCATAAGGGAGGTGATAACAAATGATAGCTCAGATTGATCTGATAAGTGCGAATGGGCAGGGGACTGGCGATGTTGCTCAGCAGCTTATTTCTGGCGGGAGGGTTGACGTCGGACGTATGCGACCTTGGTTTGATCCTAAGACTGGTCGCTCCTACATCTCCGTGCACACTGGTGGGGATTTGAGGGTTAAAGCTAACTGGAAGAACGTCCCGATCAATAATAACGCAACTCTGCGTCGTGACGAATGGAAGCACCTTGATGAGGCTGTTATCAGGGTTGCACGGGAAAGGCTGAAGGGTGTCGAGGACCTCAAGAGCCGTGGCTTGACCTATAATCTGAATGGCATGGGCAGCACTGTTCTCGAGTACCACGATGTGTCCGAGGCTCTGAAGACAACGATCTCCATGGATGGTGTGACTCGGGGTCAGAATGATGGGGTCGTGTTTAGTCCCAACTACCTGCCGCTCCCCATTGTCCACGTTGACTATGAGCTGAATGACAGGGTGCTCAATGTGAGTCGTACCCTCGGCCAGCCTTTGGATACGACCCTTGCGGAGCAGGCATCACGGCGAATTGCCGAGACGCTTGAGGATTTCCTGTTCACTGACAAGACCTACGCCTATGGCGGTGGCACTATTTACAGCTATGTGAACCATCCTGATCGGAATATGGTGTCTGGTCTGACGGCATGGACTGCATCGGCCAAAACTGCCGAAGGTATTCGGGATGATGTGCTCGAGATGAAGCAGAAAGCTCTCGATAACAAGCACTATGGTCCGTGGGTGCTCTATATCCCCACTGCGTACGAAACTGTGCTTGATGAGGATTATGACGACACTCGTGGCAACACCATTCGGCAACGCCTGATGGCGATCGAAGGTATTGCAGCCATCAAGACGATCGACAAGCTGCCGGCTAACAACATCCTGCTCGTTGAGATGACGAGCGAAGTTGTTCGGTGGATCAATGGGATGGACGTCCAGAATGTCCAGTGGAGCCAGGAAGGCGGGATGATCCATAAGTTTAAAGTGATGACAATCCAGGTCCCGCAGATCCGTTCGGATCAGGAAGGGAATTCTGGTCTCATCCATATGGCTGCTTCCCACTAATGTGTTTAATCTCTTTGTTTTGGTAATCATCCCAAAATCTTAATGGAGGGCAAGATGGAAGAGAAGGAGCTCAAATGGCGGGTAACACGGGGAGCATTCAGCTTAGGGAGGCATCAGCCATCATACAAGAGGGGTGATGAGTTTATGGCAACACCCTCCCAGGTGCCAGAGGCTTTTCGTGATGTGGTCGTGCCTGTGGGCGGCAAGATTGCCCTTTTTGAGCCTGAGCCAGTCGATACCGTGACTATCTTTGAGGCTGTGCACAGGAGTGGTGGCTGGTATGATGTTGTGGATAAGGCCACTGATAAGGTGATCAGTGAGCAGGCATTGCGGAAGGAAGATGCGGAGGCGATGGTTGCAGACCTAATGGGCGAGGGAGAGTGATGGGTTGGCGTGTCCCTAAGATATGGCAGGGCGGGAGGTGCTTTGTGATTGGTGGTGGGCCATCAATACTTGAGCAGTTCCGTGTCCCTGCTGATCTTGCCGACCTCATCCGGAACCCTGCTGAGCGTGACTATGGCCCATGGAGTTTATCGGAGCTTATGTCGCCGATCCATGGCGAACATTGCATCGCTGTCAACAATGCCTACCTGATCGGCGATTGGATTGATTCCTTGTTCTTTGGGGACAGCAATTGGTTTATCCATCATCGTCACAAGCTTGCTCAATGGCCAGGAATAAAGGTGTCTTGTAACGACAGGTTTGCCAACATTGGGAAGGATAACCCTGAGAAGATACAATATCTTGAGAGGGACCACGAGAAGGTGCATGGGATATCGACTGCGGTTGGCAAGGTTTCGTGGAACAAGAACAGCGGTGCGGCTGCTATCAACTTGGCCGCCCATTTTGGTGTGAGCCAGATTGTCCTGCTCGGATTCGATATGTCCCTTGACGAGGATGGGAGGATGCACTTCCATCAGGGCCACATTGAAATGCCGAACAAGATATCGGGAGGGGAGCGAGCAAGGGCGAAGGCAGTCCAGAAAACATTCAACAGGCACCAGGTCGGCTTCCCAAAGATCGCAGAGGATGCTGATAGGCTTGGCATAGAGATAGTCAATGCCAACCCGAGCAGCACGATCGAGGCTTTCAGGAAAGCGGATGTCTGGGAGGTGTTGTGATAAAACCACTTAATAATTTTGGCGATCATGTGTTCGTTGGCCAAGGAGTTGTTATTGATGAGGGATGCATCATCGGGAATAAAGTTAGCATCTTGCATAACTGTGTGATCCGGAGCAATGTCGCTATTGGCTATTCTACAACGATTTGCCATTTGACCCTCGTTGAGGCTGATGCTGTTATAGGACACAACTCGAGGATCGGTCCTTTATGCATCATAACGAAGGGAGCTTGGGTTGGGGACTATGTGTTTATTGCAGGCGGAACCAAGATGGCCAATGAGAAGCGAATCGCTTCCCACGGGAGGCCTGTTGGGCAAAAACTTGAGGGTCCGATAATTTGCCATGGTGCTCGTATCGGGATGTCTTGCCTCATCACTCCCGGAGTTACAATAGGGGAGCAGGCAACAGTTGACATGGGGAGCTTGGTCACCAAGGATATACCACCATATGAGCATTGGCGTGGCTGGCCTGCTATCAAGATCGGAGAGGTCCCGGAGGAGGAGAGGCTTTGGTGATTGATATTGGTGCTGTTGTTATAAGTGTGGGGGAGCCTCAGCTTGATAGATGCTTGGCGTCTGTTGCTTGCCAGGATACTTCTGGGTTCAGCCAAATCATCCATGTTGATGGCGTATCTCCGCAGGCGGCAGCATACAACAAAGCTCTATCCCGGGTAGAATCTGATTGGGCTTTGTGGCTGGGAGGGGATATGATTCTTTATCCTGATGCCTTGAGGACAATCGGCGAATACGTCGGATTCAAGCCACCAGATCCCCATGTTTACCAGTATCAATTTGGGTTGATGGATACCTTTCTGGGGAAGCAAGTGTGTTGCTGCGCTTTGAGGAGAACGAGGGCTTTCAAGCAGGCTGATATTGAAGATTGCATTGGCAACGACGTGAAACTTGCCGCCAAGCTTGAGGGTATGGGGTGGTCTCGCCACAAACCTTCGAGGGAAGGGATTGATGTGGGAACACACTTCGACAAGCCGGATGATTTCCAGGTGTTCCGGAGATTTATGGTACGGGGCGCAAAGGCATCAGGCAAGCCTCGTGTTGAGCGGAAGATGAAGCAACTGTTGCTCAGCAGATACAAGGAGACCGGGGATAAGCAATACCAGATAGCTCTTGATGCCTTTGGCATTGGTCTCCGAAATAGCTATAGCACTGGGCACGACATCAGGCGTGACAGGGAGGAGTACAGGAATTGGCTGATAGCAACGGCATAACTGTGGTCACTTTCCTCTGGAATGGTAAGGACAGGCCGGGTTGGGGGAATGTCGGCACAAACATAGAGTACGTCAACAGGCTATGTCGTGGTGTTGCTCGTAACACAACTATGGGGGTGAGGTATGTGTGCTTTATGAGCAACCATCTCCCCAAGGGACTGAGGAGACTATTCTCGCCAGGCATTGAGGTGATTGGCTTTGATAGCCCATCTTGGAGGGGATGCCTCCCTAAGCTGAAAGCGTTTGATCCTGAGGCTGGTCTGTCTGGTCGTGTTGTGATCCTTGATATAGACATTGTTGTGACTGGGAGTGTTGATGATATCTTTGGTTACAGTGGTCCCCTGATGACGAGGTCGGCTTTTAAGAATACACCAAAGCATCGCAGGATGAGTGGTGGGGATATTGTTCTGTTTGAGGCTGGTACGCATTGGCATTTCTGGGAGATGCTCAATCTGCAGCCAAGGGTGGTTGAGGGGTGGTCCCAAGGGAAAGAGCGCTGGGTCTATCAATCATACTTGGATAATGATGGCGGCCAGCTCGATTTCTTGCAGGAGCACTACCCAAATCAAATGTATTCGTACAAAGCTAACAATTTGCATGGGAGCAAGCAGCTGCCAGCAAATTGCAGGATGGTGACCTTCCACGGAAGGCCGAAGCCAGGCCAATGTAGCGAACCTTGGGTCAGGAGGCATTGGGTATGAAGGCACCTATCCTCATAACAGGAGTGCCGAGATCAGGGACGAGCATGGTTGCTGGCGCCATAGAGCTTTGTGGCGCATTTGGTGGCGAGATGTTTGGTGCGAGCAAGAACAACCCAAAGGGGATGTATGAGAATAAGGCGATAAGGGAGGAGATTGTCAAGCCATATATCAAGTCAATCGGCGCCGATCCGAGATGTCAGCATCCTTTGCCCAGCACCGAAGACATGTATGTTCCACTCAACACAGCAAGCAGGGTGCGTAGTGCGATCGAGAGCCAGGGTTATGCTGGTGGCCCTTGGTTCTATAAATGCCCCAAGCTCTCTCTTATTTGGCCTGTCTGGGATTATGCATTCCCCAAGGCGAAATGGTTGATTGTTAGGCGAAGGACGGGAGACATCGTACAGTCTTGCCTGAAGACTGGGTTTATGAATGCCTATGCCAGGCCGAGTGTAATGGCGGCAGTTGGCGCAAAGACAGAAGAGGAAGGGTGGATCTGGTGGGTACGAGAGCACGAGAAAAGGTTCGTGCAGATGATTGAGGCTGGTCTGAATGTGAAGGTGATCTGGCCTGAGCGAATGGTGTCCGGTGATTACGAGCAACTGTACGAGGCTATTGACTGGCTCGGTTTGCATTGGACGAGCAAGGTGCTGGACTTCATAGATCCCAAGCTTTGGAAGGCAAGGAGGAATAATGGCGGAGATTAGGGTGAGTGCAGCGGATGTGAAGAAGATCATTGCCACGGCATTGGTTGATGACGAGATAGATGCATATATCCTGGCTGCGCATCAATCTGTCGAGTCGACCTTGGCAGAAGAGGATGTCGGGGAGGCTCTAAAGAAGGAGATTGAGAGGTGGCTTGCCGCTCACTTTATGGCAACGACACGTGACCAGCAGTTGCAGCAGGCCTCGGCGGGGCCAGCTTCTGCGACATTCCAGGGCAAGACAGCTATGGGGCTGAACAGCACATTTTATGGCCAACAGGTTATGGTCCTTGACCACACTGGGGCATATCGGGATATGGCTGATGGCCAAAAGACTAAAACAGCAAGGATAGAATCGGCAGGTACGACTCATGGCTAACCCATTACTGCAATTTGTGGAATCGGTTTGTGTGCAGACGGCTGTTTACTGGGGCAACCCTCGGTCTGATGGCCTTGGTGGCACTGAGTACGACGCTCCTGTGGAAGTCAAGTGCCGATGGGACGATACGACCAATGTTGTCACTGATTCTAAGGGAGCTGAGGTGGTCAGTTCGGCTACATTGTTGGTGACACAAGACCTTGATGTTGATGGCTTTGTGATGCTCGGGAGCCTTGCTGACGTTGAGATTGATGATTCAAGTGGTGGTGAGGACTACTTGTCGCCACAAGAGGTAGTTGGTGCCCATAGGATCATCAGGGCCGACAAGAATCCATTATTCAGAAGTACTGACGAGTTTGTGAGGCAGGTGTACCTGTGAGTAGGGTGACCGGCATAGAAGAGGTTCTGAGGAATCTGGACAGGGCGGTGCAGCGAGTTCGCAACAGGGCCCAAGCAGGCTTGATACGAGCAGCTGTAATACCCATGAGGGATGCGAATCTGACGCCGCCATTGACTCCGCTTGTTTCTGGGAATCTGAGATCAAGCATATTCCTTGTGACTCAGTCGGGTGTTGAGGATAGGCCGGATGTCCCATCAAGCCCAACATTCGAGGGTGAGGGGGACGAGGCTGCTCGGATGTCGGCTGACCACCAGACAACTGTTGAGAGTGCTAAGTCTGAGGCCGTGGAGTATAGGAATCCTGTGGCAATATTCGGATACAGTGCAGTGTATGCGAGATATCAGCACGAAGGAATTGACTTCAACTTCACGATGCCGGGTGCAGGAGCCAAATGGTTGCAGGCGGCCATTGCTCGCAATGAGTCAGAGATGCTTGATAAAATCAGGATTGAGACAAGGAAGGCATTCAGATGAGCCAAGCGAATCCGGCAAGCATTGATATAAAAGACCTCCTGTTAAGTGCTCAGGACAATGGGGATCTTGAGGTCACACCAACATTGGTATTTGCGCAGAATTTGTTTGTTGCTCATGAACCTCCTGAGCCGAGCCCTTGTGTCACCATATTTGATACACCTGGGAGAGGTAGGGCGTTGCTTTATGACAATGATATCAAAATTTCGTATCCTACTATACAGATACGGACAAAGCATGTGGGGTATGACAGTGGTTGGGTGTTGATCCACACCATCACCACTTTCCTTCATGGCCAGGCAGGCATTATAATCAATGGGTCGAATTATTTGGTTGTTAGGTGCTCGTCCGAGCCGTCCTTCTTCGATTGGGACAGTAAGGGGAGGGCTCGGCACATTGCAAACTTTGAAATGCAAAAGAGAAAGGTGTAGAGGAGGGAAGAGATGACAATAACTGGAGTGGGAACAAAGTTCTATCGGTGGGATGGCTCTGAATGGAAGGCACTCGCCGAGGTTGAGAACATATCCGGACCAGGAGGATCAAGGGAAACCGTGGACACCACCCACCTGGCGACTGAGGGTGGCTATCGTACGTTTATCCCGAGCTTCAAGGACAGCGGGAACGTGAATTTCCTCATGTTCTTCAATAGGGACGACTACGAGCTGATGAAGGACGACTTTGAGTCGAATGATCTCCAGGATTATATGATCATTTTGCCGGATGCTGAGGCTACATCGTTTATGTTCAGGGGTTTTGTGACCGAGTTGCCGCTGACCATTCCACCGGGTGATAAGGTGACGGCGAATGTCACAATCAAGATCAGCGGGGCTGTCTCGATCGGCACTGGCACAGGATCAGTGTAAAGGCTGGGGAATCCGATATGGCTGCGATTTTCTGGGATTTAATGCGGACGTTGGGGTCTCCTTGTACTACCGTACTCTGGTGCCTCCAAACTCGTGCCGGTATCCGAGATTAGGACGACGGATTCCGATTAAAAGGGTTGACATTAGGCTTTAATCACAAGCCAAAACAAATGTGAGGGTGATAATCATGGCAGAGAACAAGGTATTTGGTAGGGACGAACTTCTTGGGATGGATAAGTCAAAGGTTGAGAGGAGATATATAGAGTCTCTTGGCGCCGATGTTTATTTCAGGGAGCTAAGTGCCCTTGATCAGGACAAGTATGAGTGGTCTCTAATCAAAGAGGAGAAGCAAGCGGACGGGAAGAAGAAGCGGCATGTGGATATGGTGTCGAGCCGCTTAAAATACCTCGTATTCACGCTTTGCGACAAGGATGGCAAAAGATTGTTTGGGGAGGATGAGTGGGAGTTGCTCGGAGCCACAAAGGAGAAGGCAGCTATTCGTGAGCTGCACCAGGCATCTTTGGAAGTCAATGGTATGGACGAGGTCAGCCTGAAGGGAGTTGAGGGGAGCTTGGGGGAGCAGGAACAGGGCGACTCCACTTTAGAATAGCGGTGTCGCTGGGATATCCCCACCCTGATCACTTGAAGGCAAGGATGACAGCGAGGCAATGGTATGAGTTGTGCCGATATTATGAATTGGAGCCATTTGGGTCGGTTGAGGAGGATATGCAGCATAGCTTCACTCGTTCGGCGATATATCGTGCTCAAGGTGTCAAGAAGTCAAACAGGCAACCTGTTGAGATCCGCGATGTTAGTCTCGTCAATATGCGGGAATCGGCGAGGGGCAGCAGGTCAGAGAAGCAATCGGTTGAAGAACAGAAGGCAATGTTGATGGGCATGGCAAGAAGGCAAAATAAATCCGAAGCCGACAAGGGGTGATGGTATGGATCTCGGGAATCTTGTTGCGAGGATTGAGGCTGACCTCAGCCAGATGGAGCGTCAAGTTGAGGAGGCCAAAAAGACCATACGATCATACCAGGCAACTGTTGATGGGGAGCTTGATGATGCGGATGATTCTTGGGAGAAGCACGAGGGGACTGTAACCCAAGCAACTGATGCGATAGGTGGCAAGCTCAAGGCTCTTGCGGCTACAATGGCTGCAGCCCTGTCAGTGGCTGCAATCAAGAGGTTTGGGGATGCTGCCGTCAAAGAGTTTGCCGAGATGGAGAGGGCCTCCCTGCGGCTTGAGAAGCAGATTGAGTTGACCGGGCATTCCTGGGCCGACTGGGACAGTATCAACGAGATGGCTCGCAGGATCGGTCGGGAAACGATGGGAAGCGCAGTTGAGGTTCGCAAGGCATCATCTATGATGATGATGAACCTGGAGCTGACGGAGGATTCGTTTGAGCGAGCCATGAATATGGCTATGGATCTGTCCGAAGTTGCCGGTATGCGGTTACCCGGCGCAGCAAGATATATGACTCGTGCTATGGAGGATGCCTCTGGGGCAATGGGTATGTTCCGGAGGTATGGCATAGAACTTGAAGAGTCGGTGATGGACCAGATGCGTGCCCTGCAGGATGCTGGCAAGGGCATGGAGGCTTTCGACCTGATGCTGGAGAAGCTTGAGGATCGGATCGGTGGTGTCGCAAAAGCTGCAGCAGTTGGTCTTGCTGGTTCTTTTGACACGCTCGGGGAGGCAACCCAGCAACTCTATGAGACCATCGGTGAGGACCTTGCTCCAGCAGTTGGCTTCTTGACAGACCAGTATGCAGACTGGATCTATGCCCATGATGAGTTGCTGGCACGTGACCTGTCTGAGTATTTCTTGGGGGTGGCTCGGGCTGTCACTTATGTTGCAGATGTGATCCAAGGTGTTGGCAGGGTATTCGGCCTTTTGGGCAGGGCACAAGCCCTGGTGTGGGCGCAAGCTGAGAAGAAGGCTTGGGAATTTGCTGACTCCTTAATTGCTGGCCCCATAAGGGCGACAGAGAGTTTGATTGAGTTGCTCAACAAGATCCCTGGGATTGATATCCAACTACCCGATTTTGTGGATGATTTGGCGAGGAATATAGAAGATGGCCTGCAGAGAGCGGAGCGGGCTGTAGAGAATGCAATTGAGGATATCACAGAACTTGCCGATACTCCTCTTCTCGGGATGCGAATAAGGGAAGATTTGGATGCCTTTGAGGAGCATCTTAGGAGATCACGAGAGTTGGCGGACCACGCAGCCAATGATGTTGTGAGATCCACCGACATAATCACGAATGCATTAAGGCAAAGGAGGGCAGAGCAGGAGCGATTGCGCCAGGAGCAGGAGGAAGCGGCAATGAGTGTTATTGCTTCCACTGACGCCGTGTCTGCAGCATTGATGGCGAGGGCGGAGGCAGAGGCTCAAGCCCTGCAAGACTTGGAGGACGCCTATGATTCGGTGAAAAGAGCAATAGACCCAGTTTATGCGGCATCGATTAGGTTTGCCGAGCGTATGCATGTTATATGGGATATGTTTGCTCGGGGATTGATTGATGAGGATGAGTTTCGCCGAATGATGAGCCTCCTTCACGAAGCCGAAGAGCAAGCGGAGCAGATGGAAGAAGTATACAAGCGTATGAGCGAGAATATACAGAATCATATAGCTGATGCTTTCGGCGACGCACTTCGTGGCGAACTTGATGACTTCAGTGCCTACTTTGAGTCATTGTCAAACACGATGTCCGACATATGGGCCGAGAATCTTGCTGCTATGCTGATGGATTGGGAAGGCACGATGCAGAAGATGAAGGACAGTGAGGGCTGGGGGTTTGAGGGGAACGAGTCAGCCTATATGGGCATTGCCAGCAATGTGATGCAGGCAGGTCAGGGTAGTACAGGGCAGATGATTGGCACTGGTCTCGGGACGGCAATTGGCGCATACTTCGGAGGCCCAATGGGAGCGGCTCTTGGTGGTTCCCTTGGAGGTATGGCTGGCGGTCTGTTTGGGGGAAAATCTGGCCCCAGTGAAGCAGAGATGTTTATCAAAGAAATACAAGAAAATACAAAAGAGATTCGAAGAAATACAGAAGCTTTGCGAATGGAATTATATGAACGCGCTCCGGGGATGGCAAAATTTGAGCAAATAGAAC